GTCCCCACCCATCACCTCGTCCCGCTTACTTACCTCCCCGTAGACCTTCCCCACCAACTTGTCAGCAGACTCCCTAAACCTCCCCCAACTGACACAATGTATGACGTCATCCAAGTGACACCCGTCACACGTATACAGTCATACACTTCAGGGTCACGAGATGTATGCAGCATACGCGTTTTTCCCAGCAATAGCCCCAAATGTATGCTGCATACACTTCAAATTAGCCTATCCCCCTCCCGTAGGGAGGGGGATAGGCATATAGATATAGGGGGCCACATGGCGCCAGTCACACCTGACAACTGTTACCTGAACGTGACTGCTGCCTCTTGCGCCGCCTCTCCCCGGTCGGGACACTTGAGCCATGAGCACCGACGACCCCCGCACCGCCTCCAGCACCCCCTCCCAGACCGCCTACGGCCGCTCAGAGCCCGCCACAGCCTCTCAGGCGGCCCAGAACCCGCTCCCGGCCCGGTCACACGTCCGGTACACGCTTGAGCCCGTCCAGGGCCCCTACAGCGCCTCTGAGAGGGTCCTGGACCCTGTTGGCGACGGGCAGCCCTACCGGATCGTGTCCGAGGAGGTCATGTGGCCGACCGTGCCCGCCGTCCTCGCCGTGGTCGAGGAGCCGGACCCCCGCCGCCCCGGAGTCGTCAACCGACGGCAGGTACCGGCCGTGCGCGGCCGTCAGGACCCGCTGGCGGCGCCCTCGGCCCCCTCACCGCTCCACAGCTGCGTCTACACCTCGACCGACGGCCGCACGCTCCACCCGGCCGACCAGGAACCCGACAGCCCGTCCCGGGTGCTCGACTGGGAGGAGGCGGCCATCGTCCCTCTCGCTCTTCTGGAGCAGCTGCGCCGCACCGTCATCGGTGACGGGCAGGTCCCCGTGGCCGACGTGATGCGTGCCTGCCGCGACCTGCTCGAGGAGGCCGACGCCCTGCGCGCCCCCTCGGTCACCGACGGTGCTGGCCGCGGTCCTGCCCTGTGACCGCCCTGAGGCCGTGTAAGCCTCTCTGAGCGCCTAAAAGGCCCCCACCCTACCCACGGTAGCGGCGGGGGCCTTTTAGGCCGTCTACGGGCCTCTGACGGCCTCTGAGGGGCCTCCCAGGCTCCCGGAGTCTCTCCAAGCCCTCCGGAGGGCCTAGAACGCGCCTGAGGGGCCCCTACGGGGCCCCTCAGGTAGGCGGTCGGCTCTCAGGCCGTGGCGGCGGTCACATCAGGTCCTCGCCCTTGAGGGCGCGCTCCCAGTAGGCCCCGTCGAGCTCCTCGCGACGGTTCACGCGGCGGAACATCTCGTTGATGTCCTGAGCCAGTGAGCGGCCGCTCAGCCAGGCGCTGGCGGCCCGCACCTCGATCAGGGGGGCGGTCCAGGGGTCGAGGTCGAAGGCCCGCTGGTCGGTCATCTCGATGGCCAGGGCCGCCTCGTAGACGTCCTTGCTGCCTGCCGTCTGGTTGATTGTGTTCTGGCTCACTTTAGCTCCCTGCTGGTTGGTGGAGGTCTTGGTCGGCTGGGCGGTTGCGATTGCGTTCATGGCTTCACTGTATGCATGCATACACCCCCACAGCAAGCCGCTGTGGGGGTGTATCTGGGTGATCCAGGTCACTTCCTAGGGTTGTCAGCCCCTCTCCAGAGCCTCAATGGCCCGGTCGAGGTACTGCCGAGCCTTGCGCAGGTCCTCCAGGCGCTTCTCCTCGCCTCCCTTACGTCCCTGCCTCAGCAGGTACTTCCCGCAGTTCCACAGGTGCGGTTCCGAGGGGAAGGCCGCGTCCAGGACGTCCCACGCCTCAACGTTGCCGGCATCCGAAAGGCCTAGGGCGGCTAACGCGGTTCCGAGCCACGTGTAGTGGCCGGGGGAGTGCACAGCCTCGACCTCATCGAGGGCGTAGGTCCGTCCTCCCTTAGAGACCTGCTCCGCGTCGGCGAGCAGCTCAGCTACGTGCGCCCCGCTCATCGGACCTCACCGTCCCATGACTCGAGGTCGCGCTGAGAGGTCCTCTCGCCGTACATGCGGCGGAGACGCGCCTCGCAGGCCGCAATGGGGAGGGCGATGGCCAGGGCGGCCACTACCAGGACGACGATGATGACTTCGTGCGGGCTCATGCTTGATTCTCCTCTGAAGGTCGGAGCCAGTTACTGACTACTGCTATGGCGGCGGATCCGCCGCTTTCTACGTGCTCGGGCTGGTCGGGGAGTCTGATCCCCCAGCGCCCATCAGAGCGCTGCAGGTGGGCGGCGATCGCTCCCCCCACCCACACCCGGGCACGGCTGGACTGCTCCACGGTCTCGGCGTCCAGCGGCTGGATAAGGACGTCTGGGTAGTCCCATACCCTCTGCCAGACGAAGTGCCCGGGCCCGGGGAAGGTCTCAGACGAGCTCACCCTGAACCCCTCCCTCAGGGGAGCCAGGCTTCCGCCGCTCCCAGACCCCGAGAAGCCGGTCGATGGTCTGGCGAGTCATGCCTGAGACATCGCTCAGGACTGTCTTGGAGATGCCCGCTGAGTAGGCGTTCATCACCTCGTCCTGAAGGGAGGCTCGGGCCAGCTTCGCTTGACGGCGAGCCTTCCGATCCGCCCGGGCGGCGGCCTCGAGAGGGGTCTCGTTAGAAGTGTCCTCGGGCTCCAGATCGTATGTCTGGGAGGTCGGGAGGCGGCTCATGAGCTCCTCCACGCGAGCCCGGCTCTCATCCAGGGCCCCGCCCTGCTGGACGCAGAGGGCTAGGAGGGTACGCAGGTCACTCACAAGGCCCCGCTCCGCCTCGATCCCGTAGAGACCTCGGAAGCCCTTCCCCTCCTCCCAGGACGTGATCTGCTTGGGCAGGTCTACCAGGTCATTCAGTGATGCCATCAGAGTCTCCTAGCTTTCCAGGTAGCGGGTGGCCCAGGCCAGGGCAAGTCCTATGACCTGAACCGCCTCGTCCTTCAGGTCCGAGTTGTGGCCGGTCGAGTCCGTGTTGTCGTAGGTCAGGCAGGCCGAGACCTCGCCGACCTCCTCCAGCAGCGCGAACAGACGGGAAGAGTCCGTGTGGCCGTCGCACTCCAGGGTCATGCCGGGATGCTTCTTCGCCGCGCGCCGGTACTCCGCGATGGCCTCCTCAAGTGGATCTGAGCCCTTGGGCAGGAGCCGAGAGGCATAGACCGCCACCTCAACCAGGGTACGGCGAAGGGTCTCAGGCTGAAGGAGGTGCCGAGCATCCACCAGCCTGGCGGTCTTGGCAGCCATGCTGGCTACGGTCTGGGCAGATGTCTCCAGACGAGGAGGCACCGCGCCGGCGGGGCGGCCGGCCGTGAACTCTTCCCATACGAGTCGCATCTTCTCCTCGGTGGAGGTACCTCGCGCGGATAGAGCCTCCCGGTTCAGGTCCTCGACGGTGCTCTCCAGGGCGTCAATGCGGGCGAAGGCCCGCTTCAGCTCGTGCTCCAGGTAGTCGGCCCTGGCCTCCCAGTAGCCGACCTCCTCGTACGTCTCTGCTCTCATGTCTGCTCCTAACGCAGTATCGGGTGGACGTATGTAAGCATACGTCCACCCGATAGCAGGTGCAAGCCGTCAGAGGCCGAATCGCCGGCCCGGAAGTGTGATCCCGCCCATACCGCCTACGGATGCGAGGCCGGACTGCACGCTGCGCCGAATCGTCCCGCGGGGCACGAAGATGGACGCCTCGCCGGCATCGCGCAGGCCGAGGAGCCCCATCGACAGCGAGTCGACCATGTCGTCGTGCTTGCCTGAGGGGAAGGCCCTCATCTCGGAGATCAGCTCGTTCACCCACCCGTTGCCCGGGTCTGAGGGGTGCGGGAGGTATACGTTGCCGGACTCGATCTCCGGCGTGACGGCCCGGGCCCGGACCTCCTTCGAGGAGCGGGGCTTGATCGGCTTGATGCCGGCTACCTTCTTGCGCAGCACGTCGATCGCCGCCGTACCGTTCGCAGCGTCCTCGACGAGGCGTTGGTGGACGAAGGACCCGCCCGGGCTGGCCTTGTCGTCCAGGTCACCGGCGTTGCACCAGCGCAGCATCTTCTCGAGGGTCTGCGTGAAGCTCCACTGACCGCGCTGCTGGGCAACGAGGAACCGGTCGGCACCCTGCCGGCACCAGCGCTGCCCGACGGCGTAGTCCGAGGTCGAGGAGCCTTTGAACGTGAGGTCCCACGAGTCCAGCCACTGCCCGCGCTCCAGACGCTCACGCGGCAGCAGGATGACCGAGGGGTCGCCCTCCTTGACCTTGGCCGAGTCGGTCGTCCAGAAGCGCAGCCAGCCGAGGTTGAAGATGGAGCCGTCCGCTGGGGTCGGGTGCTGCTGGTAGAGCGCCTCCCACATGTAGGACCCGACGGACCGCTTCAGCCCGTCCCAGCGCTCGAGAGCCTCTTCGCGGGTCTCCGACACGAGGGGCGAGTACAGCGGGTCGCCAGGCTCGCGGCCGAGGGGGTCGTTCTCCTCGGCCAGGGCCGGGAAGATGACGTTCTCCCACTTGTCGGCGTCGGGGTTCAGGGCGGGGTTCAGCAGGCGCCCGATGAAGTCGTCCTCGTGCCAGCGGGTGGCGATGGCGATGCACAGGAACGGCGGCTCCAGACGCGTGACCGCGTTGGCCTGCCACCAGTCCCAGATCGCCTCGCGCTTGGACTCGCTGTGCGCGTCGGCGAAGTCCTTGACCACGTCGTCCATCAGCATGACCTTGAAGCCCAGACCGGTGATCGACTGGCCTGGGGCTGAGCGGGAGACGATGCCCCCGCCTCGAGTCGTCTGCCACTCGCTCACGGCGCCGGCGTCGCCCGCGATCTTGATGCCCCAGCGCTCGCCATCCTCCTCGACGAAGCGGCGGACCTGGCGGCCCCAGGCCGTGGCGAGCTGGGGCGAGTGGGAGATCAGGCCGATCTTCCAGTCCGGGTGCTGGCGCAGAATCCAGATGGGAAGGTTGATCGATGTCAACGTGGACTTACCCATACGTGGAGGCATGGAGATCGTCATGTAGCGGTTCTCCCCGCGCTCGACGGCCCGCACAGCCTCGGTCAGGCGGTCCGAGAGGTACTGGATGTGGGGACGCCCAGCATAGGCCGCGTCAAGCTGCTGAGCGCTCTCCAGAGGGCTGCTGGCCTGCAGGTACGTAGGGTCATGGGGGTATGGGACGCCTAGGTGGGGCTTCCCGTCGCACGAGGGGCGGTCACACTTCGGCTGCTTGTCGAGCCAGCTCTGGCGCTCGACGAGGGCGGCCAGCTCCTCCTCGAGCTGCTCCGGAGTCATCTCCCACGGCTCAAGCCTCCGGTTACCTCGTGGCATAGGTGTCTCCTATCGTCTGGGGGTATTGATCGCTATATACAAAGAGTACCCGCCGCCCTCATCCCGAGGCGGCGGGTACTCTCCCGTTCACGTTGTCTACTCTACGACCTCACTCTCGATGACTTCAACCTCAGCGGGGCCTACTTCAATGAGACCCTGCTCACGTTTCCTCCTCTCAACCTCTGCCACCAGCTGCTCGATGCGGGCCGTGGTGGCCGATGCGGTCATGTCTGCTAGGTTCGAGGAGATCTCGACCTGGACCTTGGCTGAGTCTGCCCCGGCCCCCGCGGCCTCCCGCTCAATGCGGGCCGCCACGTCCATCATCTGGACGATGCCGTTGGCACTCATTCGGGAGATCCGGCCCTCGTCGAGGGAGTCGAGCCACATCTCGGCCTTCTCCAGCGCCTTGCGCCCGAGTGCCCGGTGGCGCTTCCCCATCGCGATGCGGTAGCGGACGAGCTCATTCGCTTCCTTATCTGCCAGGTGCCGGTCCCAGGCCTCGACCCGCTCCCTCCACGACCAGCGGGGGGAGTAGTTCTGCCCGTTCGGGCACGCGGAGACCTTGCGGTTCTCCATGTCCCGGTACTGCTTGAACGACGCATAGGCCGCGTCGCTCTCCCCCTCCTGCTGGTTCCAGATGTTCCGGGTGTAGTCGAGTGGGGCGGGCTTCCTCTTGGCGGGGCTCTTCGAGGTGGTCATGCCCCGCCCCCTGGGAGCAGGTCCTCCCAGGTCCGCCTGGGACTGAGGGCCTCGGTCACAAGCGCCCGGGCCAGGTCCTGGCTGAACTCCTCAGCGAAGTCCTCCCCCCAGCCCTGCTCGTCCCTCATCGAGTTTCGGACATTGGCGCAGGCTCCTGTGATGGTGAGGACACCCTCACTCAGGTCCAGCATCCGGGCCGCGGCGGTAATGGCGTCGAAGGGCTCACCCTCGTCCGGGGGGATGTGCCTGTCATTTGCTGAAAGCATCGAGGGCCTCCCTCCGGGCGCGCTGGTCAGCCATAATCCTGTAGATGCGGGCCACGACCTTGGCGTGCCAGCAGGTAGCCGCCCGGCGCCTCTCCCCGTGCTTGCAGGTGCACCGGAAGATCGGCTCACCCCGGTCGTTCTTGAGTGTGACGAAGACGTGGCGGGCGCTGCCCCGCGGACCCGTGGCCCCGTCCCCATAGGACCGGACTCGCCACACCCGAGCGTTGTCCTGCTGCTGGATCGCGTCCCCGGCCGACCAGACCTCCCGGGCCTTGGCGAGCTGGGCCGCACTCATCTTCTCCTCGCGGAGGCTCTTTACGAGCAGGTAGTCGTCATCGAGAAGTCTGGCCTTCGCCATCAGTCTCCCCCTCCTCCTCCAGAATCTCTCCGGCCTCGCCGGTACGTGGGTACATGCTTGCAAGTGTTGAGCCCGTCAGGGCCTCCCGTACCGCCCAGACAGCCTCGTCCTCGTCGAGGACGGTGCAGGCCGCGCCACCGGCGGCGCGGATACGTCGAATCTGGCGGACCTGCTCGACCGAGGTGCGGGCGTAGGCGTGAGCCTCGCTCTCGCTCGGCTTGCGGTGCTTGACCTCCAGGAAGATAAGGCGCCCCTCGACGCAGCACAGGACGTCGGGGATCCCCGTCTCCATGTAGATAGAGCCGTGCATCTTCCAGGTGACCGACGTGGGCCACACCTCGGCGATGCGCTTGCGGATGGCCTCGACCACTCCGCTCTCATTGCTCGCCATGTCTTGTCCTTTCTAGTAGGCCGCCCGCCCTTCTCAGGACGGGCGGCCGTTCATTCACGTGTCAGTCGGTCACAGGTCGAGGTCGTCGATGTCGAGGGCGTCAACGTCGAAGGTGTCCTCCTCAGCGGCCTCGGCAGGGGCGGGAGTGGCCTCCTCGGCTGGCTCGTCGTCCTCGTCCGGCAGGTCAGCGGCCTCAGCCTTGGCGGCCGGCTTAGTGGCTCGGAGGTACTCACGCACCTCGCTCTTGACGCGGCCGTTGAAGGGCTCGCCGTCCTCGACGAGGATGTCGACCGGGCGGCCGATCAGGCTCTTCGGGTTGAGGGCGATGCGCTTCTTGGCGATCTTGACACCGAGGGCCTGGAGGAACGCGGCCGAGCGGAACATGGCCTTCTCCGTCTGAGGGAGGCGGTCAATGATCTGCTTGCCGGTGTAGGGGCCGTCGATGATCTCGAGGTAGACGACGAACATCGCGTTGCCTGCCTTGGACTCGGTCTCCTCGAAGTCGTTGACTCGGGCGCGGTAGGTGCCGGCCGGGACCTGAGCGGAGCCGGTCTCGCGGTAGTTGGTGAAGTCGAAGGTGAAAGCCATGGTGGTCTCCTAGTTATCTGCTGGGTTAGGTTGAGTCGATGGATCAGTTGTCGGATGCGGCAGCCTGCTTGGCGGGCTGGCGGGGCGGGACTCCACCGATTCCGAGGAACCGGGAGAGCTTCTCCAGAGTCACAGGCTTGTCGCGACCCATGACCGAGGGGACCTTGCCCCTGAGGTTATACGGGATGCGGGCCTTGGTTCCATACTCGGGGTCAGTGCCAAATCTCACGATGTGCTTCGTGGTGGGCCCCTCGTCATTTCCTGAGTTGTCGAGGTCCTCCTCTGTCTCTGCGTACACGATGTAGTTGGGGGTGGCGCGGATGATTGACTGGGCGCCGCGCTGGACGTCTGGCGAGCGGCGGACACCGCCGTTGATCTCGTCATCGACCATCTTGACCTGGGCGGTCATGACCACGTGCATGGGCTCCTTGCGGTTGCCGTCCGCGAGGCCGTACCAGAAGACGGCCGTGTCGGTCATGACGTCGAGGGCCTGGCCCCACGTGCGCTGATCGGCCGGGGCGGTGCCCTGCTTGATCTCGCGGACCGCGGTCTCGTTGGCCCCGGTCAGGTAGCGCATTGTCATCTTCTGGAGGGCGGTCAGGGAGTCGAGGACGACTGCCTTGTACCCGTGACCTCCCTTGTCCAGGGCCCAGAACACGTCGTCGAGCTCGGTCACGCTCTCGGGCCGGACCACGTCGATGTTCTTGGCGTAGGGGGCGTTCTTAAAGGACTGGGTGCCCTTCTCGCCGGGCAGATCGATGAACAGGGTCTTGCCCATCGTAGCGATGGTCGAGGCGAGTGAACTCTTTCCTCCGCCCGTAGGCCCGAGGATCAGCCAGCGGCCATAATCTGCCGCCTCCTCGTTGACATCAACGATGTTGATGCCTGCGAAGCTTGTCATCTGAATTTCCTTTCCGCTGGGGTTCGGATGGCTTTACTGTATGCGTATGTCGGCATGCGTTGCAAGTCCCAATGCTCACCTCCCGCTGTGATCTGGGTCTCGGTACCGGAGGCCGTACTCCTCGACCGCGTACTCGCCCTCGGGGCCTCCGACCATCTGAGCACGGCACAGGTCCGCGAACTCGCAGAACTGGCAGGCGGCCTTCCCAAAGTTGCGGGCAGCCTCCCCACGACTCTCAGCCCGCTTCCGGGTGAGCGAGATGTCGACGCACGTGTCGGCAGCGGCCTGGAGGTGGGAGCGCACCAGGTAAGGGCTCACCGGGGTCAGGTGGCGAGAGAACCACTGGGAGACAACCTGAGGCGACCCGAGTCGCTCGATCTCCCCCTCCTCAGCGGTGTAGACGCCAGCGGCGGAGCCGTCCTTCTTCATGCCCTCGAAGGGGACACCCTCGTCACCGACCCACTCGAGGTAGGTGGCCAGGTCGTAGTCCTTGACGGAGGCCGACAGCTTGCCCGCCTTTGTAAGCTTCGGGGTCTTGGGGGCCTTGGACCTCACGCGATCGAAGGCGACGGCGCGGGGTCGGGGAACCTCCCACTCGTCGCACAGGGGACCGAGGCCCCACGCGTAGAGCTGCACCTGGCTGTCCATCATCTCGTCCAGGCTGGTCACCTGACCGAGGGTGCCGGACGTCTTGCAGTCCCGCACCACGACGATGCCGCGCCTGCGGTCCAGGTAGACCTCGTCCGCGTAGCCCCACAGCATGACGTTGGTGCCAGGGATCGGGCGCTCCCACCGCTGCTCGATGGCCAGGACGGCCTCGTTCTCAGAGTCCTGGGCCCACCTCTCGCGCCACTCGTGGTACGTGTGAGCCAGCCGCTGTGGGAGCGGCTGGCCGAGCCAGTCGAGCCACACCTCGCGCGCATCCTCACCCAGGCGCTCCCAGTACCCGGCGGCGGCCTCAAGGATGGCCTCGGGAGAGGCGTCGGCCGGGAAGCTAGGGCCGGTGTCTGTGGTGTGGATCTCCTCTGGAGCCGACTTCAGGGTGCCTTCCTCCCGCCCCTTGGCGAGCCGATCGGCGGCCCGCACGGCGTGGAACCAGGACCCGAAGTCCAGGGCGGGGGAGATCTCGGCGCGCCGCCGGCGCAGGCCATCGATGTACCGGTACTTCCACGCCTGAGGGCACCGGCGGTGCAGGGTGAGCGAGGAGTAGGTGGCCCTCTCCTCGTCGATGACGTCCTGAGGCTGGGTACTCATAGTCATCACCTTTCGTTATAGATGTGATTCATAAGGGCCTTCTCCAGGTCCGTGCGGTCCTGGTAGGCCTGATAGACGACCTCGTCGATCGTGCCCGGGGCTAGGGCGTACCAGAACGTGGTGGAGCCTCGCTGCCCTAGGCGGTTCAGGCGGTCACGGGCCTGGACGATGTCATCTCGCTGCCATGGCAGCGACGCGAAGATCGCGTGCTGGGCGGTCACCAGCTCGTTCACCGCGACAGACAGGGTCCGGATCTGCGCGACGATGACGAGGCGCTCGTCAGAGTCTGCCCCGAATCGCTGCCTCAGCGCAAGCCGTTCCTCCGGCGGGGTGTCACCCGTGATGGTCAGCACAGTCGTCCCCGGCCTCGAGACCTCCTCGGCGATCGCGGCCAGCTCGGACCGGAACGACCCGAAGACGACGATGCGCTTCTCGTCCGGCAGAGTGTCGTGGACGATGGAGGCGATGGTCCTGGCCTTCGACCTGCCGATCTCCCGCATCTCGCCCGAGTCATCCGGCAGGAAGCCGGCGGTGATCTGCCGGAGACGGATCGCTCGGGTCAGTCGGCTGAACGCCGTGGACTCGCCGGTGACCTTCTCGCCGCTAGTATGTGTGTCGTCCTCCTCGCGGAAGGTGACTTGAAGCTGGGAACGCATCTCCTCGTAGGCCTTGAGCTCCTTCGAGGACAGATTCACCGGCACGATGGTGTCGGTCGCCTCCGGCAGGTCAAGGCACTCGCTCTTGATGGCGACGGCTGCCCGCTCTCCCATGATCTCCTCCAGGCGGTCCAGGTTCTTGAACCCGGTCACCTCACGCCCCATGTAGCCGCCCATGACCGCGTAGTCCTCCTTGAAGGCCTGGAACGTGGCCCGCTTGCGGGTCCCGTCCGACTGGACGCGACCGAAGGCGTACGGGTCGATGAAGCGCCACTGGGCGTACACATCGAGCGGGCTGTGAGGAATGACTGTCCCGGTCAGGCCGATGCGGCGCTTGACCTTGGCCCCGATCCGGGCTGCCAGCCTGGACGAGTTGGAGGAGATCGACTTGATCTTGTGCATCTCGTCGATCACAACCAGGTCCGGGTCGAAGTCCTTGACGGCGTCCAGCAGGACGTCGGCGAAGGTCCTGCTCCCGACCGCCCGCCTCTGGGCGAGCATGTCGATGTTGATGGCCTCGATCACGAGGCGGGGAGCGCTGTCCCCCAGGACGTCGGGACCCAGCTCCTCAGCCTCTTCCCGGGGGACCTCCTCACCAGCGCGGCGGGCCGCGATGGCCCAGGACTTGTTGGTGTGGGCGGCCCTGACGGCCTCGGACCCTCTCGCGTTGGCAGTGAGCTTCGAGGGTCGCTGCCCCCCGCGGGAGCGAAGGGCCTCGACGCGCTGGGGGCCCGAGCCTCCGAGGGCCTCCGCCCACACGTTGACCTGCGGGCTGACCCACTTCGGGGCCTGAAGGGCCCACTGGTCGACCGCCGCTAGGGGGCCGGTCACGAGGACTCGGGCCTCGCCGCGCTCGCTAGCTAGGGCGAGGAGCGAGCAGTAGTCGAGGGTGACCGCGGTCTTGCCGGTGCCGGGCTCCATGAGGAGGGCGCCCACGCCCTTGCAGTCGATCAGCTTCTTGAGGCCTGCTTTCTGGTGGGCGAAGCGGGGAGGGCCCCCGAACTCGAACTTAGCCATGGCGAGCCTCCATTCTGGTCAGCAGGTCAGCCACGTCCACGGGACTCCAGTCCAGGACGAGGTCCCGTTCGGGGCGCAGAATCCACGACGCCACCCCCGGCTGGTACTCCCGATCAACTGGGGCGTAGTAGCTGTCCCCGTCCTCATCGAGCCGGAGGGAAAAGATTCCGTACACCGACTCGTCCGGGTCGTCCCCGACTCCCCGGCAGCGCGCCTCAGCTACGTAGATCAGGTCCCCGACTGGCCAGGGAGTGTCTAGCAGGACGCCTTCCAGGAACTGGAGACCGGTCCCCTCATCCGCATAGATGACGAGGTCTCGTGGGGACGCTCGTAGGGCCGAGGCCTGAGGGTGGAGCGGGTCCGAGGGTCCGGCGATCTCCAGCTCCACCCCCTCAGCGGGATCCGACCACAGGACCCGCCACCATGCGGAGTCGTGCAGTACGTAACCAACGTAGGAGGCTAGGTCCTCCACGCGCTCGAGGCGGATGCGGTTGCTGAGGCCCTGGAGAAGCTCAGCGTCGTTCTCGTAGGGGTGGGGGACCCCGCTCATGGGAGAACTCCATCCTCGGTAGCCCCGGCATCCGCTCCGAACAGGGCGTACAGGGTATCCGTGTCGACCTCGTACCAGGAGATGATCTCGTCGATCCCCTCCAGGATCTTGTCCCCGAGGTCCGGGTCCTGCCCAAGCTGCGTGCCTGCTCGGCAGTAGTCGCGGGAGTGGCTGGTCGGGTCATAGGTCAGGAGGTAGACGCCGGGCTCGAAGGTCTCCATACCTGCGACGTCTGCCCGGTCGACGTAGATGACGTCAGCGGTGGGCCAGTGGTGGGTCTGCTCGTTGCTCATTGGTAATCCTTATGGGTGTGGTAGATGGGCCGTATTGCTGGGGTCAGTTCTCGTAGTGGGCAGCGGCCGCGTGCTCGGCGCGCTGCCGGATGTAGTCGGACCGCCGGTCCTCGGGGATGGCTTGAAGGTTCCCGCGGACCTCCAGCACTGCGGTGATGTATCGCTCGTACTCCTGCACGAGGTCCTCGCGGGTCATCTCGTGGTCGGTCCTGGGGGTCGGAACGAAGGGGATCGGTAGCTTGCGCTGGATGTCGCTGTCCTGAATGTCGCCACCGCTGGCGGCGATCCTGCGGCGGATCTCCTCTGCGCTGACGATGCCGGGGCGTCCCATCACATCTTCCCCTTCCGGACCCTGTAGGAGACGCTTACGAGGACTGCGGTGATTGCGATGACGGCCATCAGCGGTCCTCCCCGCCCTCGAGGCCTACGCTCACGAAGCGCCCCTCGTAGATCGAGAAGGTCGGGACCTGCTTCTCCAAGGCCCCGGCTCGCCGGGCCCGGGCGGCGCTCAGGGCCGCCTTGAGGACCTCGTACCCCGCCCACGAGAGGCTGACAGCCGTCAGCGCCCCCGCGGTTCCGAAGGCGGCCTGAGCGGTCACGGATCCTACGATGATGGAGATGGCCCAGACCGTGTGTCTAAGCGCGCGGTTGGCGTGATAGGCGGTTGCTGTTGACAGTCGGTATCTCATAGGTCTTCCTTACAGGTAGTCGTCTTCGTTCTCGCAGCCGCAGCTGCAGAAGTCCTCGGGGCGCTCGCACGAGGGGCAGTAGCGCTCCCCGGTCCACGGGTCCTCCATGACGCCGGTGAGCTGCTGCTCCCGCAGGGCGCGCATGAGGCCCCGGTCGTCCGGCACGTACTGCTCGGTCATCAGCGCCATCATGTGGCGACGATAACGTTTCTTCGGTG